AAGAAAAAGGACATGCGGGGAGGGTGAATGCTTCCAATGGAACAGAATATCCCCGCACGCCTTAGGATGTGACTGATGGTTGTCACTAATAAAATGTAGAGTGGCATTCAGCGCAATAATTACATTCACATCTTTTGTGGCCACACTTTGATTTAACTGTTCTTTCTTTATGCTTTGTTTCCATTCAATCACTACGTTGCTGCTGCTATCACGCTATACATCAAGCCCACGAAGATGATCAGGAACAGTGCGTATAGTCCTACCGTGACAGGGTCAGTCCCTCTCTTCTGAAGGATAGCCAGACCTATCATCCCTGCTATGAGGAATGCAAGCGGGACTAAATACATGACTGTTGCAGTTGCGCCGGTGACCTGCCCGGTTATTGCAGGCGGGAAAGTGAACGTGAAGAATATTTGTGCAGATGCAGTATTGTTTGATGCGTCTATTGCGAATACTTTTATTATGTTAGTGCCTGATATTGCCGTGAATGTCGTGTTGGTGCATCCTGTTAGCGTGACATTGGCTGCTCCGTTTAGTTCATACTGGCATGTTGCTGTTTCGTTTACGCTGTAATTGAGAGTGGTGTTGCTGACGCTGTATGTCGTGTTGGTTGGCGATTGCATGGTTATGTTGGGGGCAGTCGTGTCAGACGGGGCTTCTGCTTCTGCATTAATTTGAAATGTCATGAAATTTGTCGCATAGTTTTCAGTGGGATAGACGTTCACAAAATCAACATTTATACCTTGTATATCCCATGTGTCACTTACATTCATGACATCATAATCCTCAAATCCTATAGTGCCTGATGTTCTGGTTATGTTGGTGTAATATTTTTCAACCTGTTGTTGCGTTTCGTTATATGATCTGGCATGGACTACTGATCCATTGACGGATATCTCCCAGATAAAGAACTGCTCTATGTCCTGCTCATAAGTAAGATTGCCGGCTACATTACCCTGATCGATGTCTACATTATTGATCCTCGTAAAAAATCTGTAGTCAGCAGGATTGCTTATGTAAGTGTCCATCCAATAACCATTATTGTTCGGTTGCGCTGAAGATAAAAAATTGGCTTCGTCAAGCGATGAAAACATGAACGCACCTTGTGTGCCGCAGTTTTGGGTATCCGGTGGCTGTGTTCCGTCAAAATAAAAAATATTACACCCGCCTTTAATTTTTGCAGATACGGTATAATTGTTCCATACTTTTACAGGCGCAGAATTATTGTCACCAATTGTAACAACATTCGTGCTGACTGAAAAATTGGCTATTCCATTCTCTATTATTGGCAGAGCCGCACCGTTTATGTTTGTCCAGTTATAGCCTGTGCTGTTGTCAAGTGAGTTCCCGTCATTGAATGTTTCGTTCAGAAGCAAAAGCTGTGACAAGTTCTTTCTATTTCCTTGCGCTGATATGTCATTGTAATAGACATGAAGAAGGAAGTTGGAGTTTCCTGTTATGTTTCTCTGGACATAGAATGTGCATGAACTGCCGAATGGACGGCTGTTGAACGGAAGCGATGTCGCATTGTCTGAATCTTTTACGTCTATGTGAGTGCAGTCTGCTATGCTTGATATATTGAATCGCAGTATATCGGGATAGCGTGATATGCCTGCTGTTTCTGTTATGTTGATGCTTGCATACTGGCTGTATGCAAAGACAGGCGTTACTAACATGATAAGTGCTGCTATGACAAGCCATTTCATGCTTCTATTTATGTTCCATTGTTTAAATAAATTCATTTCAGCCGCCTCCCCGTGCAAGTCGTGAAAGCACGTAGCTTGTCGTAATTGTAAGCGGGAGAAATAACAGGAGATAAATTCCAGTGTTGCTTATCGTGAGGAATGTCGCTGCGTTGAAGAATACCAATGCCCCGGCACATGGAAGTCCTGTCGCTATCGCACATGATCCTGCTATGCCTACTATTGAAGTAGCAAACAGGAGAATGTCAAAAGTGGTGAAGCTTACAAGAGTCGGATCGTATGCGCTTATCTCTATGAATACCACGCCTACGAATGCAACGAATACAAGAAGTGACAGTATGAACGGCGTTTCTGCCTGTCCTTTCATTCTCATTGAGGAGTCATCCCCTGTCTTACGAACTTGGCTATCAAAAAGGCTACTGCTATGCCCATGATTAACATTATGAACCACGGTATCCATCCCAAGAACGTGAATGTAGACAGAAGTCCTATGAACACGACTGACGGAACAAGTCCTTCTCTTGTTGCGAATCCTACTGCGGCAGCCCCTAATGTGCTTAACAGAAGTCCTAACATTGCAAGTGCTGATCCTGCACTGACTCCGAATATTGCGCCTATCGGTGTTCCAAGAGCGGAATTCAAACCTGTTATGTCTGATGGAAGTTGTCCTTTATTCACTGTCCCGTTTATAGTGAAGTTTGCAGGATGGAAGCCATCAAAACATCCATTAAATGCCCATGCTCCTAATGCTTGCTGCTGGCATACTCCGTTTTGTATTACGGCACATCTTCCAGCTTCAAAGCTGCAATACCATGATGTTATATTGTAGTTCGGATACTGTGATATTATTGAGGCAGCATTACTTTCACATATCGAATTTGTTTCAAATACATCGAATTGTAAGCAGCCGCGTGCCGGTGTCAGCCTTGTAGTGTAAAAGAATGGTTCGCTTGTCACTGTTATGTTTATCATCTTTGTTCTGTAATTCGGGGCTGTCACTGTCACATTGTGTGATCCTCCGTTCATGCCGTAGAATGATGCTATTTCAACTTTTTCTTCCCTTGTTTCATTGGCGAATATGGTCTGCGTCTGCAATGGCTGAAGGCTATCAAGTGATACATAAGCCTTGATTGGAGTTCCGATTTCATTCTCTACAAGTATGTGAATGCCTGTCGTGATTCCCGCAAGTTGTATCTGGAAGGGAGATGCAGTGAAGCTCAACACATTGGATGTAAACGAAGCATTGGCTTCTGATGTTCCTGCAACCCAATACTCATAGTACGCATTCGCCACTATATAGCTGCTGTCTACTATCAATGAATGGCTTGTTCTGAAGCTTGTTGTGTTGCTCACTGTTATCAATGGTGACCATCCGCTTTCTGTGAGATAATGCAGATATAAGATAGATGTCAGTGATCTACTTGTTTGCCACGACACTGTGAGGTTTCTGTTTGATTGCGGGGGCTGGGGATTGAGTTGGAAACTTGAGAACGATGCAAGTTCCGGAGAATAAAGGGCATAGAAGAACTTTGTCACTGACGTTGATGTGTTCAGCCATTTCACTGCACCATAATACTGATGCCCGTTATGTTGGCTTGAAAGGTTGAAACAAAATATCTGGTAACTTCCGACAAGCGAGTTTATGCTTGTCTTTGACGAGGTTGAGTAAGTTATTCCTTCTGCTCCACAGTTAACATCATCAAGATCATTGTCTGTCGTTAGTGACGTGCCTACAAGCGCATTTGGTATGCCATGAAGCGAATCCATTGCATTCGAAGTGTTTGTATATACAAAGTCTGCCTGATCGTAGTTTGCCGTGCTTGCTGTTCCGCTTTCAAAGTCAAAATATGTCTGTATAACTCCTGTTCCTGTTATCTGTGCGGTTGAATAGTCCGAAAGTTCGTAGCTCATGAAGGGCGTGTTATTCCCGAATCTTATTGAGTGTGCGTTCGCTGTGTTTCCTACTGATGCGCCGCAACCTCCTTCTGCATTGAGGTCAAAAACGAGAGTGGTGAATGTATTGTTATAAAAATCGGCGATTGTTTCGACGAATGCACTCGAAAATGTAGTGGCTATTATATCGGTTGAGTTTCTAAGCCCTGACTGTGTGCTTATCTTTGCGAGTGCTGTCGAATATGTCGGAAAAGTCCCGAATGCCCCTGAATTGTCAAATGTGAGCGTGTCATTGCTCCATCCGTCATTTCGGAAAAAGTATATTGACTTGTTTGCATTTCCTCCGCATGAATTGTCAACTCCCTGCATGTAGAGTTTTGCTGAATCGATGATACGTGTCTGAAAGCCTGTGTTGTTGAACTTCATGAATGTCCGTAAGTCTGCCGGTGTTCCTGCGGTGTATATGTAGGTGTATATTAGGCGCGTCAGATTGCCGTAGTTCATTTCAGACGAGAAGTTTACGTTTCCGAATGTGCCTACTGATCGTATGTCACCTCCGGTTATGTCATTTGATATGAAAGTGTCCTGATATGCCGGTGTTGTGTATGTTTCAGCAAAAACAGGCATGACAAGAAGTAAAGCGACGAGCATGAATGCAATTTTCATGCTTCTATTTGTGCACTAACACATAAATAATTGTGTTTGCATAAGATAGTCATGAAACTTGCTGTGTTTATGCTTGTTATTCTGATAAGTTCTGTCGTGTTTGCAGAAGAATTCGGAAAAGTTGACATCGGAATATGCGGAACTCTTACTCCTGCCATGCTTGCAAGACTTCGCACAGAATATCCGCAAGCGTCTGACATGATAGGTCGTGCATTTACGACAGTATCAAGCGTGTGCGTCACCATTCCTTCCAATTCAAGATCATCCAGTATAGCAGTACATGGAACAGAATACATTGTTGGCGACAATGGCACTGTGTTCATTCAGGTCGTATCAGGAATCGGCGGAGTAAACAATGCATCTTGCGAACTGACAATGTTCAATCCGAACAAGACAATTTCTGTAAATACAATAATGACATACATACCAAACAGTACCGGACTCTATGCGTATGACTTCAACGTGAATGATCCTGTTGGTGTCTATCCTGTCGAGGCATTATGCGTCACGCCAATAGAGAACAGACCAAACGTAAGGACGTTCTTGTCAAACATAACGAATGACATCCATATTCTTTCAAACTTTACAGGCGCACATTCTCAACTTTCGTTTGGAAGCATAGGAGGAGGAAATGAAGTTTGTGCCGTGCATTTCGAAGATGCTCCTGCATCATTCGGCGGAGATATACGAGTCATAAAGAACATAACAAAAATAGGCATGTGGTGGGATGCGTCTGCAACATCAGCAGTGACAAGCAAAATATATTTCTTGCGCCATAATTTCATGACTGGAGTCCATACAACCGTAGGGTTTACAGAACTTAATTTTACATTTAATACTACCAGTGCGGAACTTCGGACTTATCCAGACTTCACCACACAGATAAACCTTACATCTAATGAAGTACTTGCAGTAGAGCCATGCATACAGAAAAGCGGAGGGGCTTTCACGGTAATACTTCACTGGGGAAACGGAAACCCGTCAAACATGACGCGTGAACTTGGGGGAGTGAATCTGTCCAATGAGATAGAATATAGGGGAAGCGGAGAAGTTCATGTACGCCCTCCTCTTGAAACTGCAATAGACGAAACTCAACTTATATCAGCTCCGCAGAACTTTGCAGATGTCGGAGCTATTGCATTCGCGTCTGAAACTCCCACATACACATACTGCGCCGATACGGCCAATCTGACAGTCATAACGTCAAAAGAAAGATGCATCGGAGCTTCATGCACTCAGATAAGCACAAACTCGACTATCGTATGCCAGTTCGGCTGTGATGCAGGGACTTACCCTAACAAGTGCAAAGAGTCGCAGTCACAGACATTCCTTATACTGATGTTAGGGACTTTCGTGTTTATACTGTTCGCCGCATGGGCAATAACAAAATACTTCAGAAGGTAATGATATTCGCGGTCATGAAAGCACCATGATTGCCGCCAATAGAAATACAGGAGGTCAAGAACATGGCAAAGAAAGACAAGAAAAAGAAGAGCAAGAAATAATGATAAAGCATTAATTTTTTTGTTTTAAAACTGTTTTTGGAGAATGAAAGGCGTGAAAGATTTGTCCACGAAATAATAAGTCCTGTCGGGGCGTTGATAAGCTAAACAGTCAGTAAACTATTCCTTTCTTGCGTTCAGACCTCATCGTATCGAACCTGCTTCGTTTTTTCTTTTTCACAATATCACGTAGAATCGAATAAGCATTGTATGCATAATCCGTCATGTTCCGCCATTCTCTCGCCGCACATATAGCACAGATGCATGATCATGATGCCGATACGAACTCATTGCGTTTCTTTTTCTGTTTCTTCTTTTTTTTCATTTATGTTCAATTCCTTTATGTTGTTGTTGATCTCCGACAACAATTCAATTATACTGTCATTCTGTTCTATCAATGTCCTTGCAAGCCGTATCTTCTCTTTCTGCCATGACTCCGCTTTCTTCTCCGGAAGTGATGGCATTTTCATTTTTAACACCGGTCTTATCTGTCCTCTTGATGAAAGTATCAGTTTCTTTGCATGCATCTTTCTTGTCGGCCATGTCATGAACATCTGCATCTTCCTGACATGCACGACTATCAGCCCATCTTTTTGAGTTTGTTGCTCAATATTCTTCTGTGTCTTGACTCATCCCTCGCCAGACTGTACAGTTTATATTTTCTGTATTCCTTCGCCGCCTTCTTTTCGTCTTCAATGAAATACTTCAGCTTCTTTTCCGTCAGTTTTGCCATATACTATCTATTGCATTGCCATGTATTTATACATTTTAAAATGCCTTCATGCAACTTTCTCCGGCTTTTCCTTGTCTTTGAAGTCAAGTTCTGACACTTCTTCGTTTGTGTCGTATAGATTGAAGATAGGAAACGTCTTTATCTTTATGACCTTGATGAGTTTCATGACAGGCATCTCGTAGATGTAGAAGCTGCACCGCTGTGGAGGATCATTTCCGTCCATCTGTGGCATGACCACAATATCGGTCACTTGCCTTATGCGTTTGTCTATCTGCTTGAAGTATTGCACGGTGTATCCTATTTCTATTCCTCTCTTTCTTGACTTTGAAAGTATAGGGGTAACGAACCTGTTCTGCTTTGAAAATATTTTCCTTGAGTCTGCCCATGTCCACAACTCATCAGCCGCGAAGAAACCTTCCTGCATGTCCTCGATCTGTTCCGGTGTCGTGACAGGTATGAAAGGAAAGTTGAGCCTGTAATTCGCATAGACAGTCTTTCCCCTTGCATAGTTTCTTGCCGCCCAATATGTCAGTCCCAATGTCTTCCCTGATCCCAATGTGCCTATAAAGGCCATCAATGTCATAATATTCGCAACTCTCCAAACCTTCATGAATGTTGCCAAAAGACATAATCATTCATGATATATCAGTTTCTTCCTGTTAATTAAAAGCCAAAAGACAGCGAATACGCCTATCGGAAGCTCAATATAGACTACTGCATCGGGACTTATCAGTATGTTCTGTCCGGCTGCAAGAAGAAAAAGTTCTCCCGTTATGACAAGTGTGCATGCAAACACAAACCCGAACATGAACAGGTCAGGAAGACTTATATTTTTCTTTGCGTCCATTCAATTCAGACTCCATCTTGTCAAACAGTTTCTCGACACGGCTCCGGAATATTCTTTCATTGAAAACAATTACTATGCTTGTCCATATCCCCTGAAAAATAAATATCGCCATCCATTCAAGAATTGTCCCCATTTCAGTCACTCCGTTTCTGTTGCCATCATCGCTTCTTCTTTTTCTTTCCCATGCCAATCAACTGAATGCATGATGCCCTTTGTGCCCAAGTGCCTTAAGGCATCTTGTCTTTCCTTCTCCGACTGTTTCCATGCATCTTTGTTTTCTGTTCATTTTTGACATTTCTTTTCACTTCCCAATAGCTCGAAGCCTATGACTCTGCCTTTCTTGTCAAAATCGAAGATAATATCCTCATTTCTCACAGTTACCAGAGTCGAAGCACTACCCTCAGACACGCCTTTTCCGAACCTTACATAACATGTTTCTTTTTTTATCTGCTGTTCGTGGCAACTCTTCATGTTTTCACAATTTCCCTTATTTCTTTCTGGCAGCTCTCGCACAGATAACATCCTTTCTTGCATGACTTTGTGAGCCATTCTTCCGTTTCTTTCTGCATGTCCTTTATCTT